GAAGGTAAAAAAGTTCCATTAGATTTTATTTTCGAAGAAATTGAGGAAGAATTAAATGAAAATAATACTGCTGAATTAGACAAAATTAAAAAAGAAGTTGAAGCTTTAATGCCACGTCTTAGTTGGATAGATGATGTTACTGTTTCTAGTTATAGTGGTGATCTATATATTGATTTAGACTATGAACTAGATCCTCAAGAAACCAAACAATTATCTCAGCTTGCTGCTAAGTATAATATGAACTTAATACGCAAAAGCGCAGGTAAAAATGCTTCATTAGTAAAACGTAGAGTTCCACCAAAAAATGAGGATGATGAATTAAACGAAGCTAAAAGTAAACCAAAAAAGAAAACACCTCCAATTGGTAAACCAAAACGTGGTGGTTCTAAAAAGTTTTATGTTTATGTAAGAGATAAAGGTAAAATCAAAAAAGTATCATTTGGTGATACTTCAGGATTAAGTGCTAAATTAAATAATCCTAAAGCTCGTCAAGCATTCGCAGCTCGTCACGATTGTAAAAATAAAAAGGATAGAACAAAAGCATCATATTGGTCTTGTCGTTTACCTCGCTACGCTAAATTATTAGGTTTAAAATCAAACTTTTCAGGATTCTGGTAAAATGATAAAATTTATAAAATTATTATTAGAGGCAAAAAAAGAAACCTTTGAAGAGTTTGCTAAAACTCGAGGTAAAGGTGCTGCATCAATTGCTGAAAATGCTCAATCAAAAGGTGGTTTAGCAATGTTAACTTATAATCATTTTAAAGTTAAAGCACCTTATTATGATAAAGCATCTAAAGGTAAATTTGATGTAAAACAAGCTACTGCTGAATTTAATTCTATTAAAAGTAGTATTTCATTAAGTATGACTCCAACTGAATTTCAAAAACAGGTTGGAAAATTAGAAGTTTTAGGTGAACTTATATTAAGATATAAAAAATGATTAATCTATTAGACATACTAAGTGAAGCAGAGGTAGCTAAATGTCCTGCACCAACTCAAAACATTGAACTTAATCTTCAAAATAGACAAAAGGCAATTAATGAGTATGGATATGGTCCATTAAATCCTAATGAACCAAATAATAAATTTTGGCAGGCTAAAGCAGATATGTGGAAGCTTGATTCTATAAAAGAAGCTAAAACATCTCTTTGTGGTAATTGCGCTGCTTTTGATATTACAACTAAAACATTAGATTGTATAGCTAAAGGAATTGGTAATGACGAAGGTACAGAAGATCCATTTGATGTTATTAAAGCAGGTCAATTAGGATACTGTAGGTTTTTAAAATTTAAATGTGCTGCAGCTCGAACTTGTGATGCTTGGGTTGTAGGTGGTCCTATTACAGATGATAAAGCCGTATAAAGATCTAGAAGTTACAGATGAATACATCATCAGAGAATTTGATGATAATATTGATCCTATAGAATTAATGTGGCATAGAGACGATGAGGATAGAGTAGTTGAAATTATTGAATCAGGTAAAGACTGGAAATTTCAATTTGAAAATGAATTGCCTTGGGATTTAGAACCAAATATGTCTATATGTATATTAAGACATGAATGGCATCGTGTTATTAAAGGAACTGATACATTAAAATTAAAAATATATAAATCATGAATTATATTTTAACAGAAGAAACATTATTACTTCAAAAAAGAGCAGGTATTATTACTGAAAGTCAATATAGAGAAAAGTTAGCAGAATTTGAAGAAGAAGGAAGTGCTGATGAAAAAGCATTTGATGCTGAATTAATGGCTGCTGCTACTGGAATAGCTGGAGCTCTTGAAAAAGAACTTAAAGCAAAATCCCAAGATGGTAAAGAATTAAATGAAGAAATAATCACAGCAACTATTGCTGCTGTCATGACAACAAATGCTGTTGTAGGATTTATATCAAAATATTCAGCTAAATTATTTAAATTATTAAAATTTCAAAAAGGTGAAGATATTGCTGAAAAAATTCACCATTGGGCTCATGATAATGAAAAAGCATTTCAATCACCAATAAAACGAGTTTTAGGTTTTTTTATTAAAGACCCTAAAGCTTTAGAAATGACAACACAAGGTATTTATGCTATTATAGTAGGAAGTATGGCAGCAGGATATGGCGCAGAAGCTCTTTCTAGTTTAGAAAAAGCTCCTTGGTTTAAAACAGCTTTAACATCTTTAAAGACATTAGCTAAAGGTGATGAAACAATAGTTAATGCTTTTCCTATTATAAAATCTTTATTTAGTTAACTTACAGACGGATTCATAGCCCGTCGACAAAACTTTTAAAAAAATGACAGCTGTGGCGTCACCAAAATTTGGAGACGTCACCTTTTTTTATTATATTAACGCATTAAACATATGGCAAAGAAAATTGTAATTGTAGGAGCAGGTGTAGCAGGTGTTAATGCTGCCACTAAATTAGTAGACAATGGTTACGATGGTAGTTTAATTACCATTATTGATATGGGTAAGGACCCTTACAACCGCAAACCTGAAGAAGTAATGACAGGTTTCTTAGGTGCTGGAGGTTGGTCTGATGGTAAATTAACTTACCATACAGCAATCGGAGGTCAATTATCTAAATATGTTGGTGAGAACAAAGCAATGTCTTTGATGGATGAGGTTATTAATAACTTTAAACGTTTCCACCCAAAACCAGAGGAAGTACAATGTTCAAATCCAGTTGAAGAACCTGATTTTATTAAACCATATTTTGGTTTGCGTTTGTTTCCTGTATGGCACGTAGGTACAGATTATCTATCTGAAATTGCTAAAAATTGGTATGATTATTTAGTATCTAAAGGTGTACAATTTATTTGGGAACATAAAGTATATGCTATTGATTTTAATAAAAATGAATTATCTCTTGCAAACCAAGATTTTGCAGGTGAAATTCAATATGATGAACTTATTTTTGCCGTAGGTAAATCAGGTATTGATTTTGCTCAACAAATACAAGATAGTTACAAATTAGAAACTGAACCTAAATCAGTACAAATTGGTGTTCGATTCGAAGCACCACAACATCACTTCCAAAAACTAATTGATATTAGTTATGATTTTAAATTGTATCGTAAGTTTGATACAGGTGTTTCATTACGTTCATTCTGTACAAATAATAATGCTGCTTATGTTGCTGTAGAAGAAACATATGGTGATGTTACTTACAATGGCCATGCTAAAAAAGATCCTAAATATCTAAATGGAATGACTAATTTTGGTATTATTATGGAAATTAAGGATATTGATAATCCATTTGAGTGGTCTCGTAAAGTAGTAAATGAATTACAAGTTGCTGGAACTGGTTTATATTATAGTCCATCTCGTAAACCATCAACAACATCAGAAGGTGAAAAAGTTAGTTCAATTCAAATTGATAATTTGAGTATTGTAAAACATGGAATGGGTGAGTATTGGAATTATATTGAGGATTTTATTGAGGATATGAAAAAAGTATTTCCAACATTAGGAGATGATTGGGGTGTTTATGTTCCTGAAGTAAAATATCTTTCACCTGAACCATTAGTTTATCCCAAAGATTTAGCTTTAGTAGATTTTCCAAATGTTCACTTTGTAGGTGATGCTTTATCGGCTCGTGGTATTACAGTATCAGGTGCTCAAGGTATTTTATCAGTAGAAAAACTTATAAACACAGAATGTCCTTGGGATAATATTCAAGGTGATATAATTAATTGGAGATAAATTTGGAAAATTAAATAAGTTTTATTATATTACAATCATGAATACAAAATATCAACCAAGTAAAAAACTAACTAAAGCAGATGGAACTGTTGCTTATGTTTGGGAAGGTAAACTTCATAACTGGGAAGGTCCTGCTTTAATACCTGAAGGTGATAATCGTAAACGTGAATATCATATTCATGGAATAAAATATACTGAAGATGGTTGGAAAGAAGCAAGACGTAATCGTGAGGGTTTGCCTTGGTATAAAACAGCAATGGGTCAAGCAGGTCAAAATAGAAACTAATATGAAGATAGGTTTATGTGGAACAATGAGTGTAGGTAAAACTACATTGGTAAATGCTTTGATGAATTTGCCTGAGTTTGAAGGTTATAATTTTGCTACTGAACGTTCTAAATATTTGCGTGATTTAGGTATTCCATTGAATACTGATTCAACATTAAAAGGTCAATTTATATTTTTAGCTGAACGTTGTGCTGAGTTGATGAATGAAAATATTATTACAGATCGCACTGTAATTGATGTTATGGCGTTCACTAAAGCAGCTAAATCAATTGATTATTATGAGGCGGAAGCATTTTGTGATGCTGCTTATAAATTAGTTGAAGAATATGATTATATATTTTATGTTTCTCCTGTAGGTGTTGATATGGAGGATAATGGAGTTAGAACTACTGACTTAAAATATAGAGAAACTATTGATAGTATTATTCATCTAATTTTATATAGAAGTAGTCATAAAATTAAAAAATTAATTGAATTATCAGGCACTACAGAGGAACGTATTGCGAAAATGAAAGAAACAATCTTTGGCTAATATTTATGGACATGAAATTGTCTGAATTAAAAAAAGAAATTAAGGAATATATTGTAGAAATATTATCTGAAGAAGGTATAGATGAGGGAACTTATGTAGGACCTGAAGCAGCAGATGATCTTCAAAAAGATCCCAAGTTTGCTGCTGCTAAAGATAAAGCAACTGCTATTAATACCTTAAAATCTGGTGGTAGTGTTACTTTAGAAGAAGAAGATGAAGATAAAGAACCTACTAAAGCAGAATTAGAAAAGGAAAAAGTAAAAGGCGCTCCTTCTAAATTTAAAGTATCAAATTCAGAATTTGAAGATTTTAAAGATAAATTAAAAACTTTAGTTAAAAAAGTTAAAGATATGGAAAAAGGAGATGCTAGAGATAAAAAAATGGCTGCCCTTAAACAATTTATTAAAAAACCAGAATTAGTTAAAGCGTTTAAAGAAAGAGACGTTAAAATTGATACTGGAGATTTGATTGGATAATATGAAAAAAGGTTTTCCTTATATAGTTATAGCAATTTTAGTTGCGATTATCATTTGGCTCTCTAAATGTTCTGGGGATACTATTGTTACTAATATTGATACTTTTACTAAAACATCTTATGTTCATGATACAATTAAAGTAAAAGGCAAAACTAAAATCAAACCAGTTCCTGTTCCTTATTATGTTCATGATACAATAATTGATTCAACAGGAAATATTATTATTATTGATACTAAAAAATACGTAACTAATGATACTTTTGAATATAAAACAGACTCATTTACTGCTTATTTTTATACTAAAATATATTCAATGTGTCCTTTAGATTCTATTAAAAGCGATTTATTAGCTTCTGTAAGACATAAAATAATAGAAACTACTATTACTAAACAAGTTGTTAAAAAACATGCTTTATTTGTTGGTCCTACCTTTAGTTTAATTGGAAATTATGCTTCATTAGATGCTTTATATGAAAATAAAGGAAAAACTATTTATAAAGTAGGAGTAGGAGCCAATAACAGACTTCAACCTATGTTGAATGCTAGTATTTATTGGCGAATCTCCAAATAATATGAGTCAGGATTTAAAACAAATAATTAGAGAAGAATATATTAAGTGTGCCCAAGATCCGGCTCACTTTATGAAAAAATATTGTAATATTCAACACCCACAAAGGGGTCGAGTAATATTCAATTTATATCCTTTCCAAGAAAAGGTATTAAGACTTTGGAGAGATAATCCATATTCAGTTGTATTGAAGTCTAGACAGTTGGGTATCTCAACATTGGCCGCAGGGTATTCTTTGTGGCTAATGTTATTCCAAAAGGATAAAAACGTATTGTGTATTGCTACTAAGCAAGAAACAGCAAAAAACATGGTAACGAAAGTTAAATTCATGTTTGATAACTTACCCTCATGGCTTAAAATACCAGCAGACGAACATAATAAATTAACATTAAGATTAAATAATGGTTCCCAAATTAAAGCAACTTCAGCTTCTAGTGATGCAGGTCGTTCAGAAGCAGTATCTTTATTGATAGTCGATGAGGCAGCTTTTATTGAAAGTATTGGTGAAATATGGGCCTCAGCTCAACAAACATTAGCAACTGGTGGTGGTGCTATTGTATTATCAACCCCCTACGGAACTGGAAACTGGTTTCACAAAACATGGGTATCAGCAGAAAATGCTGAAAATGATTTCTTACCAATTAAATTACCTTGGTATGTCCATCCTGAACGAGATGAAAACTGGAGAAAACGTCAAGATGAATTATTAGGAGATCCTAGATTAGCTGCTCAAGAATGTGATTGCGACTTTAGCACTTCGGGTGATGTAGTATTTTATAATGAGTGGTTAGAATTTATTACCCAAACAACAATAAAAGAACCTCTTGAAAGAAGAGGCGCTGACCAGAACTTCTGGGTATGGGAACCAGCAGACTATACAAGAGATTATATGGTAGTAGCTGACGTAGCTAGAGGTGATGGTAAAGATTTTTCAACTTGTCATGTTATTGATATTGCTACCAATACACAAGTTGCCGAATATAGAGGACAATTACCTACTAAAGAATTTGGATATTTTCTAGTAGGTGTTGCCACAGAATATAATCAAGCATTATTAGTAATTGAAAATGCCTCTATTGGATGGGCAACTATTGATGCTGTAATTGAAAGAGGTTATCGCAATTTATATCAATCACCTAAATCAGACCAACTCACAGCAGAGTCGTATTTAAAGACATATGAGGGTTCATCCGATATGACCCCTGGTTTTACAATGTCAATGCGTACTAGACCGTTAATTGTGAATAAATTCCGTGAATTTGTTGGTGATCGTTCAGTAACAATTCGTTCAAAACGATTATTAGAGGAAATGAAAGTGTTTGTATGGAAAAACGGCAGACCAGAAGCACAAATAGGTTATAATGATGACTTAGTAATGCCATTTGGTATTGCTATGTTTTTAAGAGATACATCATTAAAATTTCAACAACAAGCTCATGACATGACTCGCGCTACACTAGGCAATATGAGTAAAACTTCGTATATTGGCGCTTATAATCCAAATTCTATACAAAATCCCTATACTATTAAAACAGATGGCGGATTTGAGGATATTAGATGGTTATTGTAATATTTATAAACATATAAAAAATACTCAAAATGGCAGATAAAAGCTTATTCACCCGATTACAACGTCTATTTTCAACAGACGTTATTATTAGAAATCAGGGTGGCAACGAATTAAAAGTAATGGATGTTGACTCAATCCAAACATCAGG